ACCGGTTGGCCCCGCCCCCCTTTAAACGTGGTCCCCTCGCACATGTTGGCCTCGCCTTTTTTTTTGAAAGGGGTCCCCCCCACATGTTTCTCTTACCTGCGTATACTACGGTGGTCCCCGCATGCATGTGTTGTCTGCTATGGATAATGCATGTGTGGCCCACATGCAAATAAATGATCTGCGGGCCTATCGAATGACAGCCTGTGCTACTAAATTATATTTAGTATATTGGTCATTTCTCTGAGTTAATAAAATGGTATATTTTATTGAACTGTTAATATTGCCATTCGATAGTAGTGATTTATAATCATCAATCTGACAACGATCATGAAGGACAATTAAGGCTAGTAGCGTAATCGTGTATGTATTATATATAGGGTTCTAACATGCATGAGTTGGAGTATATCAGGTATCGGAATTATATACATTGATTTGTAATGTATACTATCAGGAAGCAGTCTAGAAACTTCCAAAGGAAATTTAACAGCAATACCACTAACAGATATCCAATCAGGCGTAAGTATGTTGGTGGGCATACTAGACCATCTGTTAGGCGAAGATTGTCATATGAGCCAGTGGAGAGACCGTTGGTCCATAATGTTTTATGTGAGAAGCAACATGGTGATGTGTTTAATTTGCAGCAGAACACAAGTTACACGTCATTTGTGACTTATCCTTCCAGGGGACCATCTGGTGATGGGCGTAGTCGGGATTACATCAAGTTGCAAAGTATGTCCGTCTCGGGAGTGATACATGCGAAGGCGAATGGCATTGATGATCCTATGGAGGTGTCTAATGTAGTTAATGGAGTGTTCGTGTTTAGTGTAATCATGGACACAAAGCCTTATTTACCTGCCGGTGTTCAAGCTCTTCCGACATTTGAAGAGCTGTTCGGATCATATTCCGCTTGTTACGTTAATTTAAGATTATTGAATAATCAACAGCATCGATATAGGGTCTTGCACAGCGTGAAACGTTTCGTGTCATCTGCAGGAGATACTAAGGTATCGCAATTTAGGTTTAATAAGCGATTGAGCACCAGGCGATATAATATTTGGACATCATTCCATGATGGGGATATGGTAAATGCAGGTGGAAATTATAGGAACATAAGCAAGAATGCTATTCTTGTTAGTTATGCTTTTGTATCAGAGCATTCAATGTCTTGTAATCCATTTGTACAAATAGAAACATCCTATGTTGGATGATGTATTATTCATAAATCTTTATGGCTACTGCCTCTATGTGCTATTAAGCACTTGTTTACAGTGTGTTCTATAATGCTTTCAATGTCCTTTTTCGACATGGAGTGGGTTTGTGAAACGGAGTCCCCTGGATCTAGGGAAGCTTCAGGTAGCTTGTGTAGTCCTCGAAGTGGGAATTCAGCCTCAGAGGCATACTGCTTGGAGGATGATTCGTCGAAATCAATTTGTTTGGGGCCTGTGTATCTGATGCTGGTAGAGCGCCCAATTGTGGATTTTGTAGCCCATGTTTCCCCTGGTTGGACCGTGATGGGCCTATATTTAGGCCCAGTGTCATAATCTGTACCGGTCTCATTCTGAATGAGCCTTCGAATGGGCTTAGGTTTTCCAACGGACCAGAAGTCCACACAGTCAGGCCCATAGTCTTTGGATAGTATTTTTATAGTGGGCTGTTTAAATCGAATGTCCGTTGAATGTTTGGCAGCTGACAGCTTCAGTTTTGCCTTAATTTGGGCAAATGTGATGCCATTCTTTACGTTTGAGTCTTCAACCTTATACAGCAGCTGCCATGGTACGTTATCATCAATTGAAAAGTAAGATGCAGAGAAATAATGGAGGTCCACATTACACCCAATGGGAAATGTGAATTGGGCTTGGTCTTGTTGCTCATCACTGAGCCTAGTGTCCCGAATGGTAACGATAACAGAACCCTGTGCATTAAAGGGCACTTGATTCCTGTATTCAATGACGACATGGTCGACCTTCATGCATTTGCCCATGATACGTACCCTTGTTCTTTCAAGGGTCGAAGGAAATTGAAGTGTAATCGGTGATTCATCATTCGTCAGTTTGTATTCTGTTCTTGCTGATTGAATATAGTCGCTGGATATGACAGGTACAGATGTATCCATAGTCAACACTCGGATTATAAGCGTGTCAAAGCCACAGCACCTGTCTCATGATAAACATGAATAATCTATTATTAAACTGGCCGCGCAGCGGAATGGCTTTAATGCAAGATAAATCAGAAGCTTTTGTCAACAGGGTAAACATATTGTAGAAATATATACATATATGTGGTATCCTATCGGAAAAATGCGTCTATGTTTAATCCAAATCAAACATATATACATGCATACAGCATTAGTCGTTGAAACATTATTTATATATAGATATGTACCTGATAATAACTTAAATTGGATATCTGCTGGAGTGGAATGTGGATAGTCTTATTAGCAAAGTGGTCATATAAATATGTTTTATATATTTATTAAGGAGTTATCCAACGAGTGATAGTTTACGTTGTTAGATTTGCATGTTCAAATCTAAAATAAGCAACTACACTATAGTGAGAGAAAGTTAGAGAGAGACGCTCTCAACTAGCACCGATTGACTGCCCTGGATACTTCTCCCCTGTTAATTGGGGTCCTATATATAGTTTGCACCAAATGGCATAATGGTAATAAGTTCAACTTTAATTTGAATGAAAAGGCTCAAAATGCGCAGAACACCCAAGGGGCCAACCGTATAATATT